CGGCATTCATAGCTTCTAATTGCCCAACACCAAACTTTTGCACAGCACCACGGGACATGACAAACTCACCAGCAGTAAGCATTGCTGGAACCTTATCAGTGCCACCAGGTCCATCTACTTGACCTTCAGTTCCAGAGGGAACCTTAAGTTCTATATTTGCAGGTTTGGATAATGTAACGGTATCATCTTTTTTCTTACTAAATTTATCAAACAGAGAACCGATACCAGCACCAGCAAGTGCTCCGATTGGACCAAATATAGATCCAAGTGCAGCACCTTTCATGGCGCTTAACATTCCCTTTTGAGGATCTTTCTTTATCGCCTGAGGTGCTGGTTGAATCTTTGGTTGTGCTAAACCACCACCAGAAAATCCTTGAGTTTGTTGCTCTCCACCTTCACCTGTCAAGGTGTTCACTACCCCCATGGTGCCACCAAGAGTCAGGGCAGTACCAACACCCGTGGCAATCAATCCTGCCCTTCTCCCTCCTAGGAATCTGGCGATTCTTCTCATCTGCAAACCAGATCCAATTCCTTTTGCTGCTGCTAGTTTTGCAAGCGCAGCTCCAAGTTTTAGAGTGCCCACTAATAGAGTAGTGGTAAGACCCTTTATAAATCTACCAAGACCTGTTCCGAATACAATGTATAATGATAAAAGTTTTTTCCAGTGATCACCAAAAAATCTTATTATACTTTGTACCTTTTTTTGATTCTCTGGATTCGCAATCCAATCTACAAGTTTAGTTAAGAATTTTGCTAGAAGAATATTAAAAATAAAACCTAGTATTCGATCAAATAAACTTCTAACAGGAGCAATTATTTTTTGTGCTGTTTTAAAGACAGTCTTAAATCTTTTCTCTAGTCCTGCCTCCTGCAGTTTCCTTTTATCATCTTGTGCTTTCTTTCTATCATATTCTTCTTCATTTTTATTTAACTTATATTGATCCTTTAATATGTCTGCAATATTAGTAACCGACGCAGCAATTTCTGCTAAAAGATTCTTTGGTTCTTCCTTTTTACTTGTTGTTTTTGCCTTCTTACTTGTTGTTTTTGCCTTCTTACTTTCCTCTTCTTCTGCTTCAGGTGCCTGATAAGAAACTATTGCACTAGTCGGTAATGCTTTTGGTTTAAAATTAGAACCAGTGACAGATCCTTTTTTAAATGAATCTGCAGATATTTTTGTCTTTCTTGCTTTGAACTTAGGGTCTGCTGCTTTTCTTTTTTGCCTTACCTTTCTTATTTCGTCTGCTAAGAATTTAATGCGAGGATCACTTGCATTTTTAATTGTTAATAT